CACAAATTATCCATATTATGCGTATGAAAATTCACGTGTGGATCAAATTACTATCACAGCAGATATGTTCGTGCAGAACGAAGCGGAAGCACAATACTGGTTAGCAATGACACATTTTCTTAAAACAGTTACAAAAATGAGTTATGGAAAGAATGATCCAGATAGAGGCTTACCACCACCGGTGTGTAGACTGAACGGATATGGACAATTCACTTTCAACAATGTGCCTGTAATCATAACCAATTTTCAATTTGATTTGAAAAAGGATGTGGATTACATATCTACAAAGTTGGTTGGATCTGCTAGTAACGTACCAGATGCAATTAGTGGAACACCTGCTAAAAATACTGGTTCGGCAGTGGGCGGACTTGCTTGGGCACCGACGGAAAGTTTAATAACAGTTGGATTAATACCGCAATACAGCAGAACTAAACAGACACAATTTAATCTTAAAGATTTTATTAAAGGTAATCATGCTGTTAACAAAGATGGGTTTGTATAATGTCTCAATACAACAATAATAGTCCTTACGGATCAACAAGATTTGACGACGACGGATTTCTTGGTCCATATAGAATTAGACCTATTCCAGTTAAGTCAGATGACGTCTTGTATGAAGTTGAACCGCAGTTCAATCATAGACCAGATTTATTAGCCTTCGCATTATATAATGATCCCAAACTTTGGTGGGTGTTCGCACAACGCAACATGGACCTTTTGCAAGACCCTGTGTATGATTTAGTTCCAGGACTAAAAATTTATATTCCGCAAGGACCTGCACTGAGAAGTTTGCTAGGATTATAAAAAAATGACTAGTATATTTTCAAAAGAATATTGGACCAAAGATAGTATCGCGGCACGTAAAAAGAAGAACAAAGAAAAAACAAAAGCATATTACGAAAAAATATATGGCAAAAAGAATAATGATGTAAAAGTCAAAAACAACATCAAAAAAACAGGAGCGACCATAGAGGCGGCTGGTGGCGGAGCAGATAAATTTGGAACATTCAACTCAACTGAATTCGATTATGAATATACTGCATACAACACAGACAAAGACACTGGAGAGCCAAAAATTTCTAAAGCGCCGATAACAAGAAATGTCTTGCACGATTTTGCATCGGTCAATCACAAAATTACTCTTGCAGTGATGGATGCCGCTGAGGTAAATTATCCGGGACTTGTCCTCACACGTGGTCCCAAATATCCTGTGGCTCAGACCGCAGGTAAAACTGGAGGCGAAATTATTGGCGTTGAACAGGGTGGAGATTTGAATCTTGAATTCCTGATCGACAACCTCAGTATCAAGTCAGTAGTTTCGCACAATCCAAAGTCAAGAGGCACACAGCAAACGCAAGTAGAATTTGACGTGATAGAACCTTACAGTCTAGGTTTATTTTTTCAAGCACTAAAAGTCCAATCCATAAAAGCCTATGGCGAAGACGCTGATTATATTCATGTGCCATTTTGTTTAGTGGTGGAGTTTATAGGTTACGACGATGAGGGTGAAAAAATTACTGGCTCAGCAAGTCAGAAATTAAGAGATATAAAAAGGGTGATTCCTATCGCGTTGAGACAGGTTCAGTTAGGTGCAAGTTTCGGTGGCAGTAGATATTCATGTGTAGGATATCCTTGGAACGAAACCAGTATGCGTGATCATAATATTGGTTGTAAAAAGGATATGACTATCAGAGGGTCTACTGTGGGAGAAATATTGCAGTGGGGTGAAAATAGTTTGACAAATATGTTGAATGAACAAGTCGGAGGCAAAGCCAAAAAGAAAGGCGAGGATGTAGAGAAGATTGATTTTGATGATACAGCAATAGTGTTTCCTGAACCGTTTGGATTACGATCAGACGAATTGGTTCCCGACAGTGATGTAATAATGGATCTTAACAAAGACAGGAGTGCTACTGTGGCTTATGATAATCCAAATGAGCAAAGAAGTTCTGATTTTAGCAGAAGACGGACTGATACCCAGTTGCAAGAATTATTTTCCATTGGTGGTAATTTTGTCAATGTAACTAATTTCCAGGTGCCCAATAACGAGTATGATGGAGAGGACAAGGGAGGACTTAGATTAGATCAAAGATCCGGAGGAAATTTTGTTGGAAACGTAATAGGAAAATCTAAGATGTTCGCCCACGATATGGCTCTAAACACTATCGGAAAAAAGTTTACATCAAGAAGTAAAGTGATTAACAAACAAGGAAAAGTTCATCTTAATTCTAAAATATCCGCTAATTTCAAAGCAGATGAAGTGACCCTTCACGTAAAGAAAGGGACCAAGGTTACTGATATTATAGAAACTGTAATAATATTTTCTGAGTATGGTCAGGAGATCGCCAATTATCAAAAGAAAAACAGCAAATCTCCTATGATCCCATGGTTCAGAATTCATCCTCAATGTTGGCAATTGCGAGATAGTTTCGCTTTCCGCAAAATGAATAGACACCCTAGGGTTTATGCATACAACGTTGTACCGTTCCAGGTGCATGAAACGGCGGGTGGATCAATGGTGGATGCCACGGCATTTGGAAAAGGTATGGACCTTTTAAGGCAGACTGTTCATAAAAAATATAATTACCTATACACAGGCGTAAACGAGGATATTTTAAATTTTGATTTGAACTATCAATTTTCTTTCTTTGATTTACAGAGAGAAAGACCATCAAGCAACAGCAACAGCAGTATTTTTCCAGGACAGGGAGTCAGGGTTGAAACAGATGCGGCAGTAAACAGAAATTCAACAGTTGTGCTTAACGCCAACAAAAATGAAATAAAAGATGGCGCAGGCGCAAATGAAACCTCAAGCGAAGACTTGAAATCTCCAACTATGGGATTAGAATTTACCAATCCTGCCATTCAAACTGCAATTCAATTCAACGAAAACATAATGAATTCGCAAGTTGATTTATTAAACTTAACATTGAGCATAGTGGGTGATACATATTTCTTGCCCAACAGCGGCATGGGAAATCTTGTGATACAGAATGTTTTTAGCACTAATCCAGATATAGAATTTGGAAAAAGAGAAATGGATTATCTTAACGGTATGTGCCATGTAGAAGTGTTTTTTGTTACTCCCGTTGACATAGATGAAAAAACTGGAGATATGAAATCTGTTGCGATTGCAGGAGGAGATGGTACTGCTGTTAAATTAGGAACCTTCAGTGCAATATACAGGGTCACGCAAGTGGAAAGCACATTCAGAGGAGGAAAGTTTGAACAGGATTTAACATTGGTGGCTCCACAATCATTACAAATAAGAGAAGATGAAAGTACAAACACCAGTGCTAAAACAAAAGAAAAAAACCAAGATAGTAATAATAATAATGGATTAGGCGAAAATTTTGGCCTTATTGAGAACAATGGCGGAATTGGAGACATTTAGTGAAATTAGATAAAAGAAAATCGCAAAAAAAATTAGATATTAATTCTCCCGGCCCATTTGAGGCTAGAGTTGTGAATGTGCTTGACCCTTTGTACAGTGGATCGATTGAAGTTGAACTTCTGCGTACATCTGAGACAGGTGGCGACGGAGGCACAGGACAAACCGTTGTGTGCAGATATCTTCATCCATTTTATGGTGCAACCAGTGTAAGAGGATTGTCTAAAAACGATTCTTATGGTGGCACACAACAAAGTTATGGAATGTGGTTTGTCCCGCCAGATGTAGGAAACAGAGTCTTAGTAATGTTTGTGGAAGGCAACATCAACAGAGCATTTTGGATTGGCTGTGTGCAACAGACTACAATGAATTTTATGTTGCCTGATGGAAGACCTGCAACGACAAACACAGACACTGAAGATGCATCACTGTCCGGAAAAAAATTACCTGTGGGAGAACATAATAAATTGCGTGTGGAAGGACAAACAATATCAAATCCGTTAAGCATTAAAAAACCAATCAATATGCTTTTCAAAGCAGTGTTGGACAATCAAGGATTAACAGAAGATGAGACAAGAGGTTTAACAACCACAAGTGCAAGAAGAGAAGTTCCTAGTTCTGTGTTTGGAATAAGCACTCCTGGACCTTTAGACAAGACTGCAACAAAATCCGACACGTTCTTAACTGCACGATTAGGCGGTACATCTATAGTAATGGACGACGGTGATGAAAAATTTATAAGAAAAACTTCTGCGGCGACTGGCAAATACGAATACATTAATGTTGCAACAGATGAACCAGTGACAGAAGGTGATGAAAACACTCCGCACAACGAATTATTCAGAATAAGAACTAGAACTGGACATCAAATATTATTACACAACTCAGAAGATTTAGTTTATATTGCAAACGCAAATGGGTCCGCTTGGATAGAAATGACTGCAAGTGGCAAAATAGACTTTTTTGCAAATGATAGTGTAAGTGTCCACAGCAAAGGAGACTTCAATTTTAAAACAGACAGAGATTTTAACCTTGAGGCTAATCGCAATATTAATTTAAAAGCAGACACAATAAACACAGAAGTTGCAACTGAAAATTTAAAAGTGACTGGCACACAAACAAATGACATTGGTGCAACACAAAATACAACTGTAGGTTCTGATAGCAATTTGTATGCAGGATCAAATGTCAATATAGACGTGGGAGGATTGGTCAACATAGCCAATGGCGTGTTCTCAGGTGCTCCGATCAGTGAATTATCAACATTTCAAAATCCTGGAGAAAACACAGACTCAATAATGAAACGAATACCACAACACGAACCTTGGGCACATCATGAAAACTATGATCCAATTGCTGTTGCAGTTGCAAAAACAGACAGAAATGTTGATGAACAAATAGTGGTTGCAGAACCAGTAAACATACCAGACACTTTCAAAAGTGGTAGAACTTAAGGAGCGTAAATAGTAGTATGGCTGAGAAAAAATTGTATAAGGACGTAGTTGTAGCAAAGGGCACTTTGCGGACAGCATTACCTACTCAAAGAGCATATAGGGGAATAAGCACTGTCAACAATGACAATACAAAATTTGGTCTCTTTGACATTGGATTGATCAAACAGGACATTATTAATCATTTTCATATATCCAAAGGTGAGAAATTAGAAAATCCAAACTTTGGAACTATAATCTGGGACGTAATTCAAGATCCCTTGACTAGCGAACTTGAAGAGGCAATAGAACAGGATGTTTTAGATATTATTAACAATGATCCTAGGGTGAATGCAACAACAGTTCAAATTGTGCCTTTTGAATCAGGTTTACAGATCGAAGTTGAACTGGAGTATTTGACTTACAACGTGTCAGAGACGTTAAGATTAACTTTTGACGAAAGAATTGGGATACCGAATTAAATGCGTAGTTTACTAACACAAATAAATAATGGTATAAAAAGGATAATTCATGTCATCAACAGATAGATTAAACAGATTGTTACTTGCAGAAGATTGGAAGAGAGTATACCAGTCTTATAAAAATGCAGATTTTAAAAGTTACGACTTTGACACATTGCGTAGAACAATGGTGCAATATCTTAGAGATAACTATCCTGAAGATTTCAACGACTATATAGAATCATCGGAATATCTTGCCCTAATAGATTTGATTGCATTTCTAGGTCAAAATATTTCATACAGAATAGATTTAAACGCAAGAGAAAATTTTTTAGAACTAGCAGACAGAAGAGATAGCGTCTTAAAATTAGCAAGATTAATAAGTTACAATGCAACTAGAAATCAAGCGGCAAACGGACTATTAAAATTACTTTCGGTCTCAACAACTGAAAACGTTGTGGACAGCAATAATTTAAATTTGTCAGGACAGGTAGTTACATGGAACGACTCTGGAAATAGCAATTGGTACGAACAATTCATAAAAGTTTTAAATGCTGGACTAAACGACAATGAAAAATTTGGCAGTCCGGTCAAGAGTGACACAATTGATTCTATTCCGACTGCCCAATATAGATTCCGTTCAGCAAGTCTTGATGCACCTGTATTTTCTTTTTCAAAAAATGTTGATGGTTCAAATTTAGACTTTGACGTTGTATCAACAGGATTTGAAAGTGGAGCGATAGTGGAAGAAACTCCTGCTGTGGGTGAAGCATTAAGATTTTTATATCGAGACGACGGTAAAGGAAGTGCAAGTAATAACACTGGATTCTTTGCACATTTTAGACAAGGTGTATTGGATCAAGGTGACTTTAGTATTGCTACTCCAGGCAATAATCAAACTGTGGCCGTTGATGCAACAAACGTAAACAACACAGACGTTTGGTTATGGAGATTAGATGAAAATGGCAATGAAGTAGAATTATGGACTAAGGTAGAATCAACACAAGGAAACAATGTGATCTACAATTCAACTGCAAAAGATATCAAAAACATCTACACTGTCTTAACAAAAAATAGAGATTCAGTCGAAATTAAATTTGCAGATGGAACATTTGGCAATTTGCCTCAAGGTACTTTTAGAGTATACTACAGAACAAGTGCTAATAGATCTCTTAGAATCACTCCAGATGATTTACAAAATATTCAAATAGATGTAGATTATATTTCTGCTAATGGTCAACAACAAACCATAACACTAACTTTTGGTTTACAATACACTGTTGATAATGCAACCACATCTGAATCAAATGCAAATATAAGACAAAATGCTCCTGCAACTTATTACACACAGAATAGAATGGTTACAGGCGAAGATTATCAAGTAGCGCCTTTAGGTACTAATCAAGAAATTGTAAAAATTAAAGCAACAAACAGAACCTCTAGCGGAATTTCGAGATATTTTGATCTTATAGACAGCACAGGTAAATTTAGCAACACAAATATATTTGGTGCTGATGGTTCTATATACAAGGAAGACACCGAATCAATTTCTACATTTAGTTTTGCTACCCAAACAGATATCGAGGCGGTCATTGCTAACAAGATAGAGCCGTTGTTAAGCGACAAGAAAACAAGAAATTATTATATAGAAAAATTTCCAAAAATATTATTGACTGATTTAAACGCAACA